CTCAACCACAAGACAACGACAACAATGTAGATTTACCATTTTAATATTTGGGAGGGTGTAAAAGCCCTCCTTTTTTTATGACCGAAGAACAGAAAATGTTTATGCAACTCTTGGAAGATGAGTGTGTAATAAATACAAATGACATAGTAGAATACCCACCAGTAGCAATATCTATGGGAGAAACAACTATACAAACACTAAAAGGCTCAAAGACCTTACCAATACCTTTAGGTACTTATGGTAACTTTAGTTTTGTACAAGCACCTCCTAAAACTAAAAAGACTTTCTTTATTAGTTTATTAGCTTCTGTATATTTAGGAAACAAAAACAAATTCGGTGGAGAGTTAAGAGGACACAGAAACAATAAATGTCTTATACACTTCGATACAGAACAAGGTAAGTTTCACGCTCAAAGAGTATTCCGTAGAGTTGTAGATATGAACCAAGAACAAGATTTAGGTTGCTATCACACTTTTGGTTTAAGAACAGTAGGATTTAAACAAAGAGTAGAATTTATAGAATACTATTTAAAAGAAAAAATAGAAGAAGGTAAAGTAGGATTAGTAGTTATAGATGGAATAGCTGATTTAGTAGCAGATGTAAATAATTTAGAACAAAGTAACCACATCGCACAAAAACTAATGGAATGGTCGCAGAAGTTTAATTGCCATATTATTACTGTAATACATAGTAATTTTGGAACAGATAAACCAACTGGACATTTAGGAAGTTTTTTAGAAAAGAAAACAGAAACACAAATACAATTAGAAACAAACACAGTAAACAAGGATTGGATAACAGTTAAATGTAAACGGAGCAGAGGTTATGCATTTGAAACATTTAGCTTTAAAGTTAATGACATAGGTCTACCAGAAATAGTTGGAGATTTATATAATCCCTTAAAAGGTGTAAGTTTTTAGTATGACAGAATTTTTAGTAGCGTTAGGTAAGAATCATAAAGAGTGGGTACAAATAGCAAAAAATTTAGGAGCGAAGGACTATGCAGAAGACATAGTACAAGAAAGCTATTTAAAGATTATTAAATATGCAGACAACAAAAATGTATATAGCAATGGTAAATATTCTAAAGCTTATATGTATTTCACAATTAGAAGTGTATTTATAAATTATATCAAATTAAAAAACAAAGTGCATAAAATACAAATAGAAGAATTTTACAAAGACAAAGACTTTAACGAGATTCCAGAAAAAGATATGCATAAGTTTACAGCTACTGATGAAATAAAAAAAGAAGAAGCGTTTTGGAGATTATGTGAGAAGATGGACAATGAGTTAGATAAGTGGCATTGGTACGATAAAAGTATTTATGAATTATACAGAGATACAGATTTAAGCATTAGAGGTTTATCAACTGAAACTAAAATAAGTCCAGTAAATATATTTCATACACTAAAAAAAGGGAAAGATAAAATAAGAGATAAGTTTAGTGAAGACTACGAAGATTTTAAAAACGAAGATTATAATTTAATATGAAACCACCAAAAGACAAACGTACTAAAGAGTACAAAGAATGGAAAGCAAATTACGACAAACAATCAAAAGGGTTAGGAGATACCATTGCCAAGATTACTAAAGCTACTGGAATAGATAAAGCTGTTAAGTTTATAGCTGGAGAAGATTGTGGCTGTGATGAAAGACAAATAGCTCTTAACAAGGCATTCAGATACAAAAGACCAAAGTGTTTATTAGAAAACGAATATGTTTATTTAAAAGAATGGTTTGCTCTAAACAGAACAAGAGTAAATCCATCAGAACAAAAACAATTATTAAAAATATACAACAGAGTATTTAATGATAAAAAAGTAATGACATCTTGTGGGAGTTGTATAAGAACTATAACTAATGAATTAAACTCTTTATATAAAACTTATGGAAATTAGACCACGCATTAACGGGAACAAAAAAGTAGCTTACGAGAACATAACCAAGAAAGAAACAAGAGTACTTGTTATAGGAGACTTACACGAGCCATTCTGTTTAGATGGATATTTAGAACATTGTCAAGAAACTTATGCTAAATACAATTGTAATAGAGTTGTTTTTATAGGAGATGTAATAGACAACCATTATAGTAGTTACCACGAATCAGATGCTGATGGTCTTGGAGGAGGTCAAGAGTTAGAACTTGCAATAAGTAAAATAGCTAACTGGTACAATGCATTTCCTAAAGCACACGTAACAATAGGTAATCACGATAGACTTATAATGCGTAAAGCACAAACAAGCGCAGTACCAAAGAAATGGATTAAAGCTTACAAAGATGTATTAGAAGTACCACAATGGAAATTTGTAGATAGAGTTGTAATTGATGGTGTACAATATATACACGGAGAAGCTGGGACTGCAAGAACTAAATGTAGAGCTGATATGCAAAGCACAATACAAGGACACTTACACACACAATGTTACACCGAATGGTATGTAGGTCAAAACTTTAAAGTCTTTGGTAGTCAAGTAGGATGTGGCATAGATGCAACTGCTTATGCTATGGCATATGCTAAAAGAGGTAAGAAACCAGCTATTGCTTGTGCAGTAGTGTTAGGAGGACATACAGTAATCAATGAACTAATGGAATTATGAAAAATAAAAAATACACAACAAAAGAAAGATTTAAGATACTTGAATCAACAGTAGCTACTTTATATGTAGCAATAGAAAAGCAATCAAAAAAAATAGATGTGATAGATAAATTTCTAACTAAAGCGACTAAAGATTATAAAGATGAATGAAAAACTTACATTAGAATATATTAATAATGAATATAACTTGAATGCTTATTTAGTAAAAGATGAGTTTAGTTCTTATGATGCAGAATGCAAAGATTATATAATAGAAATTAAAAACAGAAGAAAGTACTATAAAGAAAAATTAATAGAAGCTAATAAGTTATTTGCTAATTATAATAAAGCACAAATAAAAGATAAAGATTTCTTGTATTTAGTTACAGATGAAAAAGGAGTTTATGTTTTTAATATCAGCAAAAACATAGAAGAAATAATAAACAAAAAATTAATACCTATATCTTGTGAAGCAACAACAAAGTTTAAGAACGATAAGATTATTACAAAATACTCTTATATTTTAGAAGAAAAATTATGTAAAAAGATATAATTTATAAACAAAATTGTTTATATTTGCACAAAACAAAACAAAATGAAAAAAGAAATAACAGTAGAATATGATAACATAGCTTTAGTTGTTGTAGGAGAATATCAAAAAGGACAAGATGGTAGTTATATGTATCCAGATTTCAGTAGTGATTTTAATTGTTTTAAAGTGCTATGTGGAGGACAAGACATTATAGACATACTAGAACAAGAAGTAATTGATGAGTTAGAAAATCAAGCCATAGAAATAATTGAAGAAAAATGGTAGTTTTATTTGATGCAGATAGTTTAGTTTATTCTTCTTGCTGTGGTGTTGATGACATACTAGATGAAGCTATAGGAAAGTTTGATGAGATATTTATGTCAATTGTAAATAGACTAGAAGAAACCTACCAAATAGAAAGGGTAATTACTTTTAACAATAGCAAAGGTAATTTTAGAAAACTACTAGACCCTAACTACAAAGCAAACAGAAAAAAACAAGAACATCCTAAATTACTATTTGAGATGCACGAACACATAGCAGAGATATACTCTACTAAAAACTCTTATGGTGTAGAGACAGATGATTTAGTAGCAACGTATTGGAAAACACTAACAGACGAATTAGGACACAACAATGTAATAATAGTATCACTAGATAAGGATTATAAGCAACTACCTTGCCTTATGTATAACTATCACTACAAACACCAAGAGATAATAGATATAAGTCCTTATGATGCTTTATATAATTTCTATGAACAAATGATAGTGGGAGATAGTGCAGACAATGTAAACTACTGCAAAGGGTATGGTAAGGCGTATGCAAAGAGATTGTTTAAAGGTTGCAAGACACATTATCAATTTACAAAAAAGACATACGAATTATTTAAAACAATATACAAATCAAAAGCAAAGTTAAAATATATACAATGTTATAACTTGCTTAAATTAAGGACAGAATGATATACAACCAAGATTGTATGCAAGCAATGAAAGAAATGTCAGACAATCAATTTGACTTGGCTATAGTAGACCCTCCTTATGGTATAGAAAGATTTCAAAACTCTCAACCACACGCAAGAGGCAAATGGGGTAATAAAACTAAATATTGGGATATAAAACCAAATAAACATTATTGGTTTGAATTATTTAGAATATCTAAAAATCAAATTATTTGGGGTGCAAACAATTTTGTTTTACCTCCGACAGAATATTTTTGTATTTGGAATAAAAAACAAACAGTAGATAATTTTGCTACTGCTGAATATGCTTGGGTAAGTATAGGTTTAAAAAAACCAGCAAAGATATTTGAATATTCAATACATAAACATAATCATACAAATAAAATACACCCAACACAAAAACCAGTAAAATTATATGAATGGCTATTAATGAATTATGCTAAAGAAGGAGATAAGATATTAGATACACATTTAGGAAGTGGCTCTATAGCTATAGCTTGTCATAATTTAGGATTTGACTTAACTGGTTACGAAATAGACAAAGAATACTTTGAAGCAGCAACAAAAAGAATAGAACAACATAAACAACAAACACGATTATTTTAATGAGAGCAAGCCAACCACACTATGAAAACGGAAAAGGATATGATGTTATAGATTTCATCAAAGACTATAACTTAAACTTCAATAGAGGAAACATAATAAAGTACATAAGCAGAGCAGACAAGAAAGACCACGAACTAATGGATTTACTAAAAGCTAAAGACTATCTCGAAAGAGAGATTGAATATGTACGAAACACAAGGACTCAAGAATGATATAATATATCAATTTTACTACATCACATTATACGACTACGAGAAAGGAACTGAATTAGACGAATTAAGAATTATCTTATACGACTATGAAGACAAAGAGATGTACTTGGAATGTGAAGGAATTAAATTAGCAATAGAAAAAATAGAATTTACACAATTAATACAAAATATAATAGATGACAACGAAAGAGATTAAAGAATTAGTAGAAGGCGAGTTAGGATATAGAATAAATGTAAACTCAAGAAAAAGAGACATAGTCTATGGCAGAGCTATATACTTTAGAATATGTAAAGACAGAACAAACCTATCACTAAAGAAAATAGGAGAAACACTAAACCTTGACCACGCTACAGTACTACACTGTATAAACAATATATTCCCTACATTCGAAATGTATAATCCTAAATATATGGAAATATACAATAGAATAATAGCAACAGAAGAATACATACCTAAACACCAAAAACTAAAAACACTACAAGAAGAACATAGAAAACTAGAAACAAGATTTAAGTTCTTAAAAAAAATAAAAATAGACCCAAAGTTAAGACCTATATTAGAAACAATACAAGACATACCAGAAGAACAATTCCCAGTAGCAGAATATAGAATAAAAAGAGTTATTAATAGATTAAAAGAATTTGAAGAATAACAATATGGAAAACAAAACTTGCAGCAGATGTAGAAAAACAAAATTAATTGAGGAATATTCAAAAGGTTATACTTTTTGTAAACAATGCAAAAGAGAAGACTACCACAATAACCCACAAAGAAAAATAAGACAAAATCAAGTAAGAAAACAAAGATATGATAATGACCCAGTATATAGAGAGATAGTAATATTAAGAAGACATCTAAATGATGCTTGGAGGAATTATAAGTATTGGAAAGATAATAGAATAATGAAAGCCTTATGTGTGCCTAATAAAGAATACTTTATAGAATATATTAAAACTAAATTTGATAAATCTATGACACTAGATAACTACGGAAGTCAAAAAGGAAACTGGCAATTTGACCATATAATTCCTTTAAATGAAGCAAAGACTATTAAAGACGTACATAATTTATTTCATCATACTAACATACAACCATTATGGAGAAAAGATAATATGACTAAAAGAAGTAAATTAAATTGGGCTAAATAACAAAAACACAATATATTTGTTATATAAAAAATAATTAATAATAATCTTTTTTAATTATGGATAAAAGAAAAAACAACGGAGGACATACAACTGCTGGTAGAAAGCCTAAAGCCGAAGAAGTAAAGCTAATTGAAAGACTAACACCACTTGAGCCACAAGCATATGCAGCTCTAAAAAAAGGAATAGAATCTGGAGAGTTTAAGTTTATACAAATGTTCTATCATTACTATGCTGGTAAACCAAGAGAAACAAAAGACATTACTTTAAACACCGAGCAACCTTTATTTAATATTATTGATTAATGTTTGTAGTAACAACTGCAATTAAAAAACTTCTTAAACTAAAGAAACGTAAAAAGATAGTTCAAGGTGGAACATCTGCTGGTAAAACGTTTGGCATACTACCTATCCTCATAGATAGGGCTATAAAGACTCCTAACGTAGAAATAAGCGTAGTTAGTGAAAGCATACCACATTTGCGTAGAGGTGCTTTAAAAGACTTCTTAAAGATTATGATGATGACTAATCGTTATAATGATATGCAATATAATAAGTCAATGCTGAAGTATAAGTTTGCAAACGGAAGTTACATTGAGTTCTTTAGTGTTGAATCAGCAGACAAGTTAAGAGGAGCAAGAAGACACACCTTATATGTAAACGAAGCTAACAACATACCTTATGAAGCATACAACCAATTAGCAATAAGAACATCTGGAGAGATATGGATTGACTTTAATCCAACCTCATCATTCTGGGCGCATACAGAACTACAAGGTAAAGATGATGCTGACTTTATAAAGCTAACGTATTTAGACAACGAAGCATTACCAGACACAATAATAAAAGACATAGAGAAAGCTAAAGACAAAGCAAAGACATCTACCTATTGGAATAACTGGTGGAATGTATATGGACTAGGAGAGATAGGAAGTTTAGAAGGTGCTTGTATAAAAGACTGGAAGCCTATTGACTTACCAGACGAAGCAAGGCTACTTTGTTACGGACTTGATTTTGGCTACTCCAATCATCCAAGTGCTTTAATTTCTTTATACAAATACAACAACTCATATATCTTTGATGAGGTCATCTATCAAAAAGGATTACTAAATAGTCAGATAAGTAACTTACTTAAAACACACCAAGCAAAAGAAATCATATATGCAGATTCAGCAGAACCTAAAAGTATTGCAGAGTTATCAAGCTATGGTCATTTAATAATGCCAGTAAAAAAAGGTAAAGACTCAATAGTGTATGGTATCAACCTCATCAATCAAAATGAAATCTACATAACTAATAGAAGTCATAACTTAATCAAAGAACTTCAGAACTACATTTGGTTAAAGAACAAAGAAGGCGAAACACTTAACAAACCAATAGATGCTTTTAACCATTGTATAGATGCGATGAGGTATGCTATCACTTCACAATTAGAGAATCCTAATAAGGGTCAATATTACATTTACTAATAAAAGTTATCAATAATTTTGTTAATTAAATAATTAGTTATATATTGCAGTATAATTAAACAACAAAACAATGAAAAAACTAAAACACTACTTAACATTATCATTATTCTCATTTGTATTATTAATAGCAAGTGTAGTATTATTATCGCTTGAATCTATTATACATAACTTAATATTTTAGATATGATAGAGGTAAAACAAGGCAAGGTAACAGTATATAAAAACAACACAACAAAAGTATATACACTAAAAGAATACACAGATACTATTTACTATAGAAAACTATATACAAGAATATATCAAATAATTTGTATTTTAGCTACTATGTTTATTCCAGCAATAATGATTAACTTGTTTAAATGACAAGAAATGTAAGAGATGCTATGAGTTGGTGTTTAAAGAATGATATCAAAGTAATAGTAAAACCATTAGCTAAAACAAGAAGACCAGACGTTAAATTAGAGATACATAGAGAAGGAAGAATACAAATCGGAAAAGAAACATACAGACAAGACAAAAAGTTAGGAGATAAGATACAAGAGTTATACTTATACCTATATAAGACATTAAGATAATTTTTAGTTGATAGTTAGATAAAAGAGGGTTGCTTTATACAAAGTAATCCTTTTTTTGTTTTATAAAAAACACTTTATGCAATTAGAAGTTTCTATACCAAGTACACTAAAGGAAGTCAAGTTAAAAGACTATCAAGATTTCTTACTTATAGAGAATCCAAGTAATGATGATTTACTTAAATGCATCCTCAACATAAACACAAAAGAGTTAGGTAAGATTAAAGACAAAGATGTAGATTACTTAATCAATCACATTAATAAACTATTTGAACAAGAACACAAGTTTATCCCTACGTTTAATTTAAATGGTGTTGCTTATGGTTTTATACCAAACCTTGATGAAATTACCTATGGAGAAAATAAAGACGTTACAAGCTATATAAATGAATGGGGTAATATGCATAAAGCAATGGCTGTGTTATTTAGACCACTTAAACAAAAGCAAGGACACAAGTATTTAATAGAAGAATATGAAGGAAGCCACAAGTACAGCGAGGTAATGAAACAGATGCCATTAAGTGTTGTATTAGGTGCTATGGTTTTTTTTTACAATTTAACCAACGAATTGCTGAACTATATACCGAACTATTTACAGAAGGAAGTAGCGAAGGAACAGATGCAAGGTCAAATTTCTCAAGAAAATGGGGTAGCTATTCAGAGTTATATACACTTGCTCAAGGAGACATTACAAGATTTAAAGAAGTTGCAAGACTTCCGTTACACCAATGTTTAATGTACTTGGCATTTGAAAAAGAAAAAGCAGAATTAGAAACAAGAATGATAAAACGTAAATCACAATAATATGCAAGGATTTTATAATCTATCCGAAAAGATAAGACAAACACTACAATTAGATGACTTTGTAAACACAGTTACCTATGGAGACATATACGATGTAGACTTAAACAAACAGACTATATTTCCATTATCACACTTTATGGTAAATAGTGCAACAATGCAAAGTAACGTATGGAACTTTAATATATCTCTATTATGTATGGATATAGTAGATGATAGTAAAGACTTTGCAGAGGGAATACCACAAGAGTTTAGAGGTAACAATAATGAGCAAGATGTATTTAATACACAACTTGCAGTAGCTAATAGATTACTAGAGTTATTATTAAGAGGACAACTCTATGTAGACAAATACCAATTAAACGGAGACCCTACATTAGAACCTTTTGTAGATAGGTTTGAAAACAAGTTAGCTGGATGGACTGTTACATTTGATGTACTAATACCTAATGATATGACTATATGTTAAAGAACTTGCAAACAGAGTTACAATCTTTTGGTAAGTATGTAGTACAACAATCAAGGTCTAATCTTACAAAACAAAAACACAATGTAAGTAAAGACTTATATAATAGTATTCATTACAAATTAGACGAAAAGAATGGCAACTTTGATTTAGCTTTTATAATGGATGAGTACGGAACATTTTTAGATAAAGGTGTTAAAGGTGCTAATCCTAGTTTAGTTAAAGGTGGTAAACAAAAAGGAGGTAACAGTCCTTATAGTTTTAGAAATAAAAGACCACCTATGCAACCTATAGCTGATTGGGCTAAAAAAAGAAACATAAGATTAAGAGATAAAGAAGGGAAATTTAAAAAAGGTAATTATAGAACAATAGGATTCATATTACAAAGAAGCATATTTGCACAAGGTATAAAACCTAGTATGTTTTTTACTAAACCATTTTTAGCAGCCTTTGATAGGTATCCAGAATTATTAAGTAAAGCATTTGCAAAAGACATAATAGACATATTAAAAAACAACAACAATGAGTAAAATTAACGTAAGAAGCCCTTACTTCGTAAACCTATCAACTACTAACTTGGTAAGCGCAAAGCTTGAAATAAGAATATATGTAGGAGCAGCAGAAACTACTTGGCTAGGCAGTCCGCAATATACATTAACCTCAACAGCTATAAACGAAAAAGTAAACTTTGAAATAGCAGAGTTAATAAAAGACTACATACCAGCAGCATTTAATGGAGTATATCCAAATGATTTAGATGCTACAGAAGATTATACTACAATGTATGTAGATTATAGAGTTACAGAAACATTAAATACTGGAGCGCAAACACCAGTTGATACATTAGGGTTAAGAGCTTTTTATGGTTATGGATATTTTGAAGAAGGTGCAAACCCTCAACTATTACAAGGCTACTTACAATCAAACACAACAATATTAAAGTTACACGATGCTCCTATAAGAATACCAGTAGATAATGAAAACACAAACTCTGTTGCTTTCTTATATAAAGGACAACAAGTATATTCTTGGCTTCCTAGCGTTGGTCTTAAAATACAAGACCAGATTGTTTATGTAAGTAATGGCGTTAATGGAGCAGATAGCTTTGAAGAAAGAGTAGAGTTAGATGGAGGTACATTTGAGGATAATGCTTGTATTGACCAATTTGAAGATGACTTTGAGTTATTTCCAGTTGATGAGGTTTATGTTAGTGGAGTTGAAGGATTGACTGTAATTCAAGTAGATAATATAGATGAATGTAAATATACGCCTTATAAACTAACATTTATAAATAAGTTTGGAGCATATCAAGATATTTGGATGTTTAAGAATTCTAAACTTGCAATGACTACTGAAACTGACAAATACAAATCTAACATACTAAACAACGGAACATACGAAACATATAACGCGCAAGTTAGACTACTATCTAAAAACGCAAATCAAAGACTTACATTAAATAGTGGTTATTATCCAGAAAGCAATAACGAAATATTTAGACAACTATTTTTAAGTGATAAAGTATGGATAGAATACAAAGACAAAACACTAGCTGTAAATATAGAGAATAACAATATAAACTATAAAACAAGCCTTACTGATAGTTTAATAAACTACACAATAGATGTAAGCTTTGCATTTGATACTATAAACAACATAAGATAAATGAATTTAGAATTATATATAGATAATGTTAGAGTTGATTTATTTAAAGATGAAGCAATTACTCTTACTGACACTCAACAAAACATTCGTGATATTGCTTTAGTGTTTACTCCTTTTAGTCAACAGTTTAATTTACCAGCATCCTCTACTAACAACAAGATATTTAAACACTATTATAACAATGATATTATAAATGGTTATGATGCAAGGTTTAGAGTAGATGCTATTATAAAACTAGATGGAGCAGATTTTAAAGTAGGTAAGATTAGATTAGATTCTGTATCTATGAAAGACAACAAAGCACACGCTTATAAAGTAGTGTTCTTTGGTAATACTTCAAGTCTTAAAGATATATTTGGAGATGAAACATTAAGTGCTTTAAATCCTTTAAATGCTTATGACATAAAATATAATAATAGTGATGTTTTAAATGCTTTTAAAGATGGTTTACAAAGTACTGGTGTAAAAGCTACTTCTACTGCTAACAGAAACATTACTTTACCTTTAATCACTTTACAAAACTATTATAGTTATGACTCTACAAACACAATAACTACGCCTAACCTACATAATATAAATTGGAATCTATTACAAAGAGAATTAAAACCAGCAATAAAATGCAAACGTATTATAGAAGCAATACAGACTCAATACAATATAGAGTTTAATATGGCAGATGAAACTGGTATAACAAGTTTTTTTGATAGTGATGTATTTGATGAATTGTATTTATGGTTGCATAGAGAGAAAACACCTATAACAAACCCAGAAACTACTGTTCCTTTATTTGGTATTGATTTACAACAAAGGTCAAGAAAATTAACTTTTGCAGATTTTACATTTGTTTCTGGAACTGATTTTTTAAGTGGAGGTAATTTAGTAGTAAGCGATGAGTATAATTATTCTATAAGATTAGTTTTAGATAGCAATGCTGGAGTTGAGCTAGAAATTATTTCAATAGATAAACTTACAAACGAATTGTTAGATTATCAAACAAGAATAACACCAGCTAGTAATTATAATGTAACGTTAAGAGATTTAGATAGTGGTACTTTGTCATCTAGAACTTATGATATAGAGTTTAGATTTAATACTCCAACTGTAGGAGTATTTGATGCAGAAACAATGCTTATAACACGAACACTAAAAGATGGCACGCCAGTAGATTCTGGCAATTATTCTTATAATGCTTTTAATTTAGAGCAAAATATATTTATACAAGACTATATACCTAATATGAAAGTGCTTGACTTTATGACTACACTTTTTAAGATGTTTAATCTAACTGCTTATACTAAAAGAGGTTCAAGTAAAATATATGTAGAAACATTTGATGACTTTATGTCTACTGGAAACACTCACGATATTTCTAAATACATAGTTGTAGATAAAAACACAATAGACAGACCAGTTCCATATTCAAGAATAAACTTTAATTATTCTCCATCTGTTACGCAAACATCTTTAAGATACTTAAATCAGTTTAGCCAACAATTCGGAAATCTTAACTATTCAGCACCAGAAAAATATGATGGTCAAAGCTATGATATACAAGTAGATGGACAACGTAGCCAATTAATAAACATAATTGATGAGAACGATGATTTGACTGGGGTTGTTTATGGTTGGTGGGTAGATGCAGAAAGTAAAACTACATTAGGTAGTCCGTATATGTTTTTTAATGATTTAATTGATGTAGCAGATTACCCAGTTACTTCTCTTGTAATAGAAGAATACAATGCGCCTTCTAATGTTAGTCCAGATAGAAATCATACTTTAAACTTTGGAATAGAGTATAACGAATATACTGGTAATGTAAATGAGAATAGTTTGTTTAATAGATTTTATTCTCAATACATAGTTAAGCTTTTTGAAGAACAAGCAAGGGTTGTAAAGTTTACTGCGCAATTACCTTCATCAATAGTTTTAAATTATGAACTAAATGATGTGTTTATTGTAAACGGACAAGAGTATTATATAAATAGCATAAGAACTAATTTACTAACTAACAAAAGCGAATTAGAATTAATAACTAAACAAAGTGCTTACACACCAAGCGTATTAACATAATGATAGTATTAAAATTATTAAACATAGATGAGTTTTACGGAGTTAGTGAAACTATAGAAATAGCAAAAGGCAAAAACAAAATGCCAGAAACATTTAAAGAAGGATTCAAACAAATTAAAAGACAAATAAAATGGCAGAAAAGTATATCTTAAATTTTGAAGCTAACACTTCTAAAGCAGTTAAAAGCGTAGATAAGTTAGATGATTCTATAAAAGAAACTACAAAGGACACTCAAGATTTAGATAATTCACTTGGTGGTTTAGACCAAGCATCTGGAGGATTAATAACTAAATTCAAAGGTTTAAAGCAAGGTCTAAAAAATGTTATAACTGGTTTTAAGTCTATGAGAGTGGCAATAATTGCTACTGGTATTGGCGCATTAGTTTTAGCTGTTAGTGCATTAGGAGCTGCGTTTACAAACACAGAGGAAGGGCAAAACAAGTTTAATAAAATAATGCTTGTTATAAGTTCTGTTACTGGTAATTTGGTAGACATACTTGCTAGTTTAGGAGATGCAATTATAGATGCTTTTACAAATCCTTTAGATGCTATTGAAAAGTTTAAAGACTTTATAGTTGAAAATATTACAAACAGATTTGAAGCTGCAATAGACACAATTGGCTTTTTAGGTAGTGCAATTAAAAAGGTATTTAGTGGAGACTTTGTTGGTGCAATGGATGATGCTAAATCTGCTGGTAGTTCTTATATAGATACCTTAACTGGCATTGAAGATACAATAGGTAAAACAACTGAAGCAGTTAAAGAGCTTGGGGAAGAAATAATTAAGGAAGGTAAAATAGCTGCTGATATTGCAGACCAAAGAGCAAAGGCAGATAAGTTAGAAAGACAATTAATAGTAGATAGAGCAGAAGCAGATAGACAAAGAGCAGAGTTATTAGAACAAGCAGTAGATAGAGAACAATTTACAGTAGAACAAAGAATAGGTTTTTTAGAAGAAGCTGGTAAACTTGAAGAAGATATTACTAACAAAGAAATACAAGCAGCTAAAATAAGGCTTGAAGCTAAACAAGCTGAAAACGCATTGGCTGGTTCTACTAAAGAAGATTTAGAAGAAGAAGCAAGATTAAAAGCACAAGTAATACAATTAGAAACTGCAAGACTTACAAAACAAAAAGAAGTTACAAGTCAAACAATTGCTTTAAAGGCTGAAGAAGCAGCAGCACTTAAAATTATAGAAGACCAAAAGGTTGCAGATGAATTAGAAAGAGATAGAATAGAAGATGAACGTCAAGCATCTATTGAAGCTAAACAAAAAGAATTAGAGCAATTAAAAAAAGATGAGGAAGCAATAACGTTTGAAGAAAAAGCTGTTTTAGCACAAGAAAGAGCTTTAGCTGAATTAGACTTATTAAATGCAACTGAAGAACAAAAGGCAGCAACTATATTATATTGGCAAAAGGTAGTTCTTGATGCAGAGAAAAAAGATGCTCAATTAAAAACTAATATAGAAAAAGAATTACAAAAGCAAAAACTACAAATAGTAGCAAGTACATTTGGAACTCTTGCTGGAATAATGAAACAGAATTCTAAAGCTGCAAAAGCCTTTGGTATAGCTCAAGCATTAACAAATACTTATTTAGGTGTTACAGAAGTTTTATCTAATGACACAACTATTCCAGAGCCATTTGGTACAATACAAAAGATATCAAGTATTGCTGGAGTACTTGCAACTGGTTTTGGTGCAGTAAAATCTATAAAATCAATTACACCTAGTGCAGATGTAGGAGCAGTTAGTAGTACAGTAACAACACCTTCTGGAGCAGCAGCTCCATCTACACCAGCACAAACACCATCGTTTGACATATTAGGTACAAGTGGTACAAACCAATTAGCGCAAGCATTAGGACAACAAGCACCAGTACAAGCATTTGTTGTAAGTCAAGATGTTACATCTGCACAAAGCTTACAAAACAATATAATACAAGGAGCATCACTAGGATAATATAACAAAAACCAAAATTTATTGTTTATAAAAAAAGAATTATGGAAATAATAGAATTAGTAATAGACGAGAACGAAGAACTATCTGGAATAGAAGCTATATCAGTAGTTGAATCTCCAGCAATAGAAGAAGATTTTATAGCACTTAAAAACCAAGAGCAAATAAGACTTGCAGAAGTAAGTAAAGAAAAACGCTTATTAATGGGTGCAGCTCTTATTCCAGAGAAGCCTATATATAGAAAATCTGGAGACCACGAGTTTTATATATACTTTTCTAAAGATACAGTAGCTAAAGCATCACAAATGTTTTTAAAAGCTGGTAATCAAGGACAAGCAACATTAGAACACACAGAAGAAAAACTATCTGGAATGACTATAGTTGAATCTTGGCTTATAGAAGATGATGTACACGATAAATCTCGTAAGTATGGTTTAGATATGCCAATAGGTACTTGGATGGTTGCAATGAAAGTTGATAACGATGATATTTGGAACAACTATGTAAAAGAAGGTAAAGTAAAAGGTTTTTCAATAGAAGGCTACTTTGCTGACAAACTTAACAGACCACAAGATAAACAACAAGACCAATTAAGCGAAGACGATAAACTACTAAACGAAATAATAGATGTACTCAAGGAATCAGAGACCAACAAAAAGTAGAACTTCTCCACAAGGAGGTAAAAGAGGATGTTTATGTAAAGACAATACTTACAACTCTAAATGTTGTAACGGAGATTTACAAAATCAAGGAATTGGAAATTTATCTGGAGGTTCAGAGATAGTAGAATTTTTAGCACAAGAAAACGAAAGTTTAATTTTACAAGAAAATAATTCTAATATAATAACATAATGGCAAATTTAAAAATATCACAACTACCAGTATCAACAGCTTTACAAGGCGATGAAGCTATTGTAGTAGTACAAAGCAACACAACTAAACAATCAACAGTACAACACATACTAAATTATATTGTACCTACATCTGTTACAGTATCAAGTGGACAAACTGTTAACCTTTCAGATTCTACTTATGCAACAAGCGAACTAATTAGACTTACTTGGTCTGGTGCTAATGGTACAATGACTTTAAATTTACCTAGTGCTGCAAGTAATGAAAATAGAGTAATGAGATTTTTATCTAATGGAGGATTTGCAACTGCAACAAGAGTAGAATTAACTCCTATTGGTGGAGATGAATTAGATGGTGGTACTGCTGCTTATGTAATAAACAAAGCATTTGAAGGCATACAAGTATGGTCAGATGGAGTTGAATGGTTTATTATACAAAAGAAAGCATAATAACGAATTTACAACAACAAATAACTAAAGTTGTTTAATAAAAAAGTAAATACTTAAAATTAATATATATGAACTCTAAAGAAACCCTTAACAAAGTTAAGACATTACTAGGTTTAGAAGTTCAGTTAGAGGAGAGAAAGTTGGAAAACGGAACTCGCTTTGAAGCTGATTCTTTTGAAGCTGGTAAAGAAATCTTTATCATAACAGATGAAGATGAAAGAATTGCAGTACCAAAGGGAGAATACCTTTTAGATGATGGCTTTACAGTTATCGTTGAAGAAGATGGTATTATCTCTGAAGTTAAAGAAGCAGTCGAAGAAGAAGTAGAAGAAGTTGTAGAAGCACCAGTTGTGGAAGAAGTTGAAGCTGCTGAAGAAGACGAAGTAGTGGATATGAGTAAGATGGAAGAAAGAATGAAATATCTTGAAGATGCTATGGAAGAATTAAAATCCAAATTAGCAGACAAAGAAGACTTAAGTTCTGAAGAAGTAGAATTATCTACACAAGAAATTGCTAAACCAATTAAACACAATCCAGAGTCTAAAGGAGAATTAGAAATGAACCTTTATGCTCAAAACAAACCAATGAGTACTCAAGATAGAGTATTTGCTAAATTATTTAAAAACTAAAAATCAAAAACCAAAATTATGTCAAATAAAATAGACCTAGCAACAACAGTAAACATCACTAGCACTTATGCTGGAGAATTTGCTGGAAAGTACATCTCGGCAGCACTTTTAAGTGCAAGTACAATCGAAGATGGTGGTGTTGAAGTAATGCCAAACGTAAAATTTAAATCAGTTATTCAAAGAATTGAAACTGGTAGTTTAATCGCAGATGGAACTTGTGATTTTACTGCTTCTTCAAATGTGAATTTAACTGAAGTAGTTATCCAACCAGAAGAATTCCAAGTAAACTTACAATTATGTAAGTCTGACTTTATCAACACTTGGGAATCTATCCAAATGGGATATTCTGCATTCAATCCAAACGGATTACCTACATCATTCGCTGATTATTTAGTTGGACACGTAGCATCTAAAGTTGCTGCTGCTAACGAAACTAATATCTGGACTGGTAATTTAGGTGGCGCACAAGCTGGAGAATACGATGGATTAGAAACTCTTGCTGCTGCTGATGGAACAGTATTAGATGTAGCTAACCCAATTGCTTTAACTGCTGCTAACATTATCGATGAAATGCAAAGAGTTGTGGATTTAATTCCAAATTCACTTTACGGAAAAGAAGATTTAAAGTTATATGTATCTAACAAAGCTGCTAAATTATACATTAGAGCATTAGGAGGATTTGCTGTAGCTGCAACATCAAACGCTGGTTCTGATAACAAAGGAACACAATGGTATAACAACGGAAGTTTATCTTTTGGAGGTATTCCAATCTTTGTAGGTAGAGGAATGTCAGATGACACAATGATAGCTGCTCAATCTAGTAACCTTTTCTTTGCAACTGGATTACTTAACGATTACAACGAAGTAAGAGTAATTGATATGACTCCAATTGATGGAAGTCAAAACGTAAGACTTGTAATGAGATTTACTGCTGCTGCTGCAATAGGAGTAGGTGCTGACGTAGTTTACTACGCTGGATAATTAAACTAAATAAGGGGAGGGTAAAACCTCCCTTTATATTATTAACTCAAAAAACTTAAATATATGTCTTGTGATATTACTGCTGGAAGATTAGAGCCTTGTAAAGACTCGGTTGGAGGGATAATAGCAATCTACATCTCAAATTACACTAGTGGTTTATTAGGAACTGCTACATTTGGAACTGATGATGAAATTACTGCTTTTGCATCTCCTTTAACTTTTTACAAATACGACTTAAAAGGAGCTAACTCTTTCGAACAAACAAACGAGAACTCAAGGGACAATGGAACATCTTTCTGGACACAAACTGGAACGATAGTTTTAAAGAAACAAGACCTTGCAACTCGTAAAGAATTAAAATTATTAAGTTATGGTAGACCTCAAGTAATCGTACAAGATTACAATGGGAATTACTTTTTAGCTGGAATTGAAAATGGATGTGAATGTGCTGTTAATACAGCTACTGGAGCAGCTATGGGAGATTTAAATGGCTATAATATAACTTTTACTGGAACTGAAAAAGCACCAGCATTTTTTGTAGACTCTGCAATTATTGGAGATACTACTAATACTGTTGTTGTTGTAGGAACTTAATTTTTATACATTTTTCTTAAATTAAGGGTATTCTTCGGAGTACCCTTTTTTTATATAAAACACTTTTGCCCTTTTTTTGTTATTTAAAAAAGCTTTTAATGATAATACTAACTACAAGTGCAAGCGCACAACAATTAAAGTTTATTCCTAGAGAATATTCTGCTGATGGTATTATTATTACAGACCAAGACACAAACACACCAATAACATACTCTGGTTTAACATTTGCTACAAATAAATACTATTTACAAGGCAATGTAACGTTTAGTCCAGCTTTAAAAGAAGGAACATTTTATACACTATCTGTTTTAAATGGAACAAGCGTAGTTTATAAAGACAATATATTCTGTACAGACCAAACCATTAGTACTTATAGTATTAATAAAGATGTATATACAGAACACGCAACAACTAACGAATACGTAGTAATATGAGCGAATTTTTCGTAACAAAACTTGCAGCATACACAGCTCCAGAAGTTGTAGAGTTAAAGAATAAAGATTGGGTACAATACGGAATAGATAACAACTATTTCAATTACATAATTGATGTAAACAATAACTCAACGACTTGTAGAGCAATTACTATAGGTATTTCTAATATGATTTATGGTAAAGGTCTTGCAGCACACGATGCAGACAAAAGACCAGAGCAATATGCTCAAATGATGTCATTATTTAAGAAGTCTGATTTAAGAAAATTCATAAATGACTACAAAGTATTAGGAATGGCTGCATTTCAATTAGTTTATCAAGATGGTAGAGTAAAAGAAGTACATCACTTTCCAATGGAAACATTAAGAGCAGAAAAATGCAACGATGAAGGGGAAATAGAAGGTTGGTACTACTCTAATCATTGGGATAACTTGAAACCTACAGAAAAACCAGAAAGAATACCAGCATTTGGGTTTGGTAAAGCAAATGGAGTTGAAATGTACGTTTTAAAGCCATATGAAGCTGGAAAGTACTATTATAGTAGTCCAGACTGGTCTTCTGCGATGCCTTACGCTGTGTTAGAGGATGAAATAGGAGATTACCTTATAAATGACTGTATAAATGGTTTTAGTGGCACTAAAGTCGTTAATTTCAATAACGGAGTACCAGACCCAGAAAAAATGCAAGCTATTAAGAGCGATGTATTAGGAAAACTAACTGGAAGCAGAGGAGAAAAAGTAATAGTAGCTTTTAATAACAACTCTGAATCTAAAACTACAATAGATGACATTCCTTTAAACGATGCACCTCAACATTATCAGTATTTAGCTGATGAGTGCTTTAGAAAACTAATCGTTGGTCATAGGGTTACATCTCCAATGCTTCTAGGAATTCGTGAAGGAAACGATGGACTAGGAAACAATGCAGAAGAAATTAAGAACGCTACACAACTATTTGACAACATAGTTATACAATGCTTTCAAGACCAAGTAATAGAGTGTATTGATGCAATACTATCAATTAATGATATAGCATTAGACTTATACTTTAAGACTCTTAAACCTCTTGATTTTAGTGATATTGACATAGTAAACAAAGAAATTATAGAAGAAGAAACTGGTTATGAGTTAAATTTAAAGAAAATAGATGGAATTGAAGCTTATAACACTATAGAAGAAGCAGAAGCTAAAGCTTTAGAGCAAGGTTGCGAAGGATATCACGAACACGAAGAAGATGGTGTTGTTTATTATATGCCTTGTAAGTCTCACGAGAAAGCAAGCCTATCAGATGAAGAATCTAAAAACGTATTAGGTCATTTAGCAGAGAGTGGAGAACAAATGTCAGAAGAATATGTATTTGTTGATGAGATTGACCAAGATAGCGACATAGACAACGAAGATTGGGCAAATTACTTAATAAAAGAGAAGAAAAGCACACTATCTAAAGTTAAAGGACTATTAGGTTTAAAAGATGAAATAGATTCCAAGAAAAAAGGAAGTTCTTTTAGTTATTTAGATTCTAAAAACGGATTATATAAAATAAGATACACTTACGCTATAGGTTCATCAAAAGCAAGTAGTTCACAAAGAGACTTTTGTAGAAATATGATGAATATGGCAAGTGCTGGTACTGTATGGACAATAGAGGACATAGACAGAGCATCAAGACAAGGTGTTAATAGAGAACTAGGTCATAAAGGTAGGTCTTACGACTTATTTAAATTCAAAGGAGGGATTTACTGTAGACACAAATGGAAAAAGGTCTTATATAGGCTAGAAAGCAATACAGAGCCTTCAGAGAATTTAGGAAACTATAAAAAGACAAGAACTATTCCTAAAAGTTATATGAAAAACCCAAGAGGTTCTAAACAAGCTGGAATTGCGCCAGAGAATATGCCTAATAGAGGTGCATACCCTAAATAAGATAAGAAATGGCAAAAGCATTATTTATAACAACTAAAGACATTAAAAGGTATTCTGTACTTTCTGGAAATGTAGACCCAGACAAGTTTATCTATATGGTAGAGATTGCACAAGACACAGAAGTACAAAATTATTTAGGAACTAAACTTTTAGAGAAGCTACAAGCTTTAATTATAGCTGGAACTATAAACGACCCAGCAAACGCTGATTATAAAACGCTTTTAGAAACGTATGTGAAGCCTATGACTATTTATTGGGCTTTAGTATGCTATATGCCTTTTGCTGCTTACACAGTAGCTAATGGTGGCGTATATAAACACACAAGTGAAAGCAGTGTAACAGTAGATAAAGAAGAAGTTGATTATTTAGTAGAAAAATATAGAGACATAGCACAATTTTACACTAATAACTTTATAGACTTTATGATATATAATCAAAATACGTATCCAGAGTACAACGCTAACACACAAGATGATACTTATCCAGATACAGCTAACGCAGATTTCGGTGGATGGGTATTATAAGATATAAACAAAAAAAAGAGAATATTGTAAAGTTAGTACAATATTTAAAAAAGAAATATGTGGACACAAACGAACACACTAGACATAGAAATAAATTATAACTATAAAACAAAGAAGTAATGAATACTGGAACTTGGGGATTATATTACAATTATACTTGGTGGGGAAACGCTATACAAACTGCTCCTTCAGTTATTGGTAAACCAGACTTTTTTGGAAGTCAATTTGCTATGAATGAAAGACAAGAAGTAGAAGCAGTAAAATGCATAGCTGACTGGATTCACGAAACACAAATATTAGACGTATAAAAAATTAAACAATGGCAAAACCAAAATTAGCATTAATACCAGCAGCACAAGGAGACAAGTTTTATTCTGTACTCCCATCAGATGGAGTAGGAGACTTTACTTTTTCAAGAGCAAGTACTGGAACTAGAATAGCAC